CCCTTTCCAGTAGGTCCAGTGAAACCAGTCAGGCCTCTTTCTCCAATCGGTCCTGTGTCTCCTGGGTCTCCCTTTCCAGTCGGTCCAGTAAAACCAGTCAGACCTCTTGTGCCAGTGGGTCCTGTGTCTCCTGGGTCTCCCTTTCCAGTCGGTCCAGTAAAACCAGTCAGGCCTCTTGCGCCAGTTTGGCCGGTTTCCCCTTGATAACCGGTGTCGCCTTCAACGCCTTTTATACCTTGATCGCCTTTAGCTCCAGTTGGTCCGGTTAGACCTTGTTCTCCTTTTTCTCCAGTGTCCCCTTGTTCCCCCGGAGGACCGACGAATTCTCCTAAATCCGAAAAAACACAAGGAACAATAGTGGCGACGGTACAGACATACAGATTTCGTCCAATGATGTATGCATCCCCGACAGCTGCTCTTTCCGGTAAGGACGAAACATTTGAGACCGTACCTTTTATAGAAATGGTTCCTGGATCAATTCCTCCGATTTTCGTTGTTCTCGGCAAATTCAACTGTCCGCCTGTAGAGGATAATTTCACGTCACCTATGTAAATACTACTGGACGAAGTAATTAATTCTTTACAGTATATTTCGTTGAATGGTTTCAGCATCGAACCCAGACTACTCTGCCATTTTTCTTTGGGGAGTATATCTTTGACAATTGCATCCAGTACTGCCTCACCTGCTGGACCTTGGAGACCTGGTGGTCCTTCTAATCCTTGTGGTCCTATGGCTCCGTCTTTCCCAGCAGGTCCAGCTGGACCAGGAATACTTGTAATATGTATTTCATAGTCATCAAAAGCATCTTCACAAGGGGGAGTAGGGGTACATATGGTGTCGTGGTGATGGTGATGATGGCACGAATCTTTTATAGTTATAATTCCTAAACTGCAATCATTCGTCATCGTGCCAGCCTTTGGTTTTTGATTTTGATTTGGTTTCTTCCCTGAAAAAGAAAGGATGTTCTTGAAATGGTTAGCTGACATGTATAAACATTATGAAGAAAATAAGATATTCGTTTTCTTCATCATTCATGAAAAATCAATATTGTTTAAACGTTCCATTCGATTTCGTATGAATCATCGTGGATACGTCTTCTTTGTAAAGAATAAGTTCAATTGGGCTTGCTTGCGTATAATTCGCCCGAAGTTTCACATAATTCTTATTTTCGATATTATTTCTAGATAAAACCGGGTTCATAGAAAAGTCAAAAGAATCGTCGATTGTATAGATATGCACATCATCGACCACGGGTAAAATATAATAATTGTTCGATAAGTCCTTGTTTTTAATAGAAACCAGTAAATCCAACACTTCCCCCTTGTCGCCTTTTTCTCCAATGATTTTGTTATTGATGGTGGTTCCAATCGGTAAATTAATGGTGGAGTTTCTGACATCTATGGGTACGCCTTGTATAAATAAAGTCGGTCCGGTCATAAAAACAGATTCGCAATGCACACGTTTGAAACCTAATCCGGCATTCCCAATACTAATCAATGAATCCTTGTACGGCAAAAGATCCCTATCGACCACTCCGCCAAATGTCCCATCCAAACCCTGTATCCCTTTTTCGCCTGTCTCTCCTTTCTCGCCTGTTTCGCCTTTTTCCCCTCTAACTCCTCTATCACCTTTGTCTCCTTTCTCTCCTTTCGCTCCATCTTCCCCTTTTGCTCCCGTTTTCCCTCGTTTGCCAGTAACTCCTTCGACTACTGCCGCACAAGAAGAAGATACCTTGTGAACATCGACATCCACCTCCTTCGAATTAAATACTACCGATACGCCATGTGTATGATTAGATTTATGCATATGTATGTATGTCTGTATGTATTATTGTAAGAAAGATATTCGCTAAAATGATAAAAAATAAATCATAATATAACCTATGAGTAATCTAGATTTAGACATAAATCATTATCAAATAAGCGATCTCGAGGTATTTTTCCGATTACAGCCACCATACAATGAGCATGATATTTCCACCAAAGAAGGTGAAATACGGACTTTATTATTATCGAGCGGCCAAATTGAACCCCATTTCAAACGCGATTTGATCATGTTTTTGGCCGAGGGAAAATCACTCCTGATTCAACAAAAAACCAAAGCGATACGACCCACCACGATACGAAAACCGATATTAGAGGAAACCGTTCCGTCAAATTATCCCATACCGAATATATCACAACCTTCATCCAGGGCCGAAAATGTGATTCATCCGAAAACCACGGAATTTTCGTATCAACAAACCAGTGAATATTTCCCAGGCCAACTCAATCCACTAGATACTCGTATCTTGCAAAAATGTGTTTCTATCGACTCTCGTTTTTGCCAACAATCCTCGTCTCATTCTGATTTCATTATTTCTTTGCCCAATAAAATCCAGCATGCAGTATCCATGGAATGTAAATCTATCGAGATATTGTCTCAGAACCTTTTTAATATCACCCAAACGCTCGGTAATAATTATATATACGTGTCTATTTCTGCAAAAGAGGGTCATTTCAATAAAGTACTCGTCATTCCGGATGGATACTATGACGCAGATTTACTGATTGAAACCTTGAATCGAATGTGTGGAGAACAAAAAAACACGCCTTTTTTGTTCTTAGACTGGAAAAAAGATCCGTTCGGGTCGAATAAATGCGTATTGATGATAAACAACAAAGAAGATCCATATTATCTCGAAAAAATTAGACACATCTCGTTAGATTTTCGTGTAAATATCCACGGCGAAACAGACCAACAGCAAGATTCTTTTACGCGAATGGGTTATCTATTAGGCTTCACTTCGAAAACATATTCTGGGAAAATGCAGTATATGGGGGAAATTCCCATCAATACATCTTCCTCTATCCCCTATTTCTACTTGTCGATAGATGATTACCAGAATCGATCGGTTGCGTGTTTCCAACCGGCCTTTTCTCAAATCACCTCTTCCCCGGCGAACCTCGCCAGAATATCTCTCAATCATATTACGAACGAGACGTCTATTGTGTCGACCCCGAGGAAATATTTCGGACCAGTAGATATTAACCGATTACAGGTCAGATTATTAGATCCTTACGGGAAAATCTTATCTCTCAATACCAATTTTTCCTTTTGTCTTTTGTTCAATACCGTGTATGATTTGTAAAATAAGAATAATAATAAAGACATAAATATTCCATAATAAACCATGGCGACCATTGTTACCGCATTCATCACCAACATAAATAACATCGACTTCAGATCTTACGAAAAATACATCGAACTCGGCAAAAAACTCCTGAAACAAGCCATTCCGACCGTTTGTTTTTTAGAGAAATCCATTTACCAACAATATTTCGAACCGGAATTAAATCAGTTTCCTCTCACCACTTTTCTTACCTTCGAGAGATCGGATATATATCTGTACGAATATGAAACACAGCTGACCGATTTTCACGTCATCACCGACAACGTCGCGAAAGATACTCCCGGATACATGTTCATTCAATGCCATAAGACAGAATGGGTTCATATGGCTATCGAAGAAAATCCATATAATACGACCAATTTCGTCTGGATAGATTTCGGAATCTTCCATATGATCAAAGACGACCTTTCTTTCGCCATCGCATTGAAAAATCTTTCGCGAAAAACATATGATCCCATTCGTATCGCAAGCTGTGTCGATCCGAACATGATCTCGTATGATAAAAATATATATCGGGAAATCGCGTGGTACTTTGCCGGATCCATTTTCGGTGGCCATAGAGATAGATTGGTGGAATTCGCGAAACAAATGAAGACGACGTGTATTCATCTTATCGAAACGAAAAAACATATCATGTGGGAAGTCAATATATGGTACCTTATTTTTCAGAAACACAAGACGTTATTCGACCCTTACCGTGCCGACCATAATATATCGATACTGGACAATTACTGAAAAAAATATATATGAACACAAACTCTATTNTATATNGAGAGAAATGAATCCACCCAGTGAAGAACAACAATTGATAATAAACGACGTGTCTCAAGGAAACAATGTGATTGTCAATGCGTGCGCGGGATCGGGCAAATCAACCACTATTTTATCCTGTGCATCTGCCTTGCCACACTTGAATTTTATACAAATAACATTCAATAAACAACTTCAATCCGAAATACAAGCGAAAGTGAATGAACTGAAGTTGAAGAATATATCGGTCTATACGTTTCATGGTCTCGCCGTAAAATATTATTCTTCTGACTGTCACAACGATATGGGAATCAGACGAATACTGAGAGATAAAACAGAGTCAAGAACCGAATTACCCGATTGTGACGTGATGGTACTGGATGAAACCCAGGACATGACAAACGTGTATTTCGAACTGATTTGGAAATTCATGTTGGAAATCAATACGCCTATGCAATTACTTATTTTAGGGGATGAAAAACAAGGATTGTATGCGTTCAAAGGGTCTGATTCGAGGTTCCTGACCTTAGGCCATGTATGTTGGGAATCATTTCCGAATCTCCTTCATCCCCAAAGACCTTTCGTCCATCGAACTCTACAAATGTCTTATCGGATTACCGATCCTATGTGTCTTTTCTTGAACAAAGCCATGTTGGGGACCGAGCGAGTGAAATCGTGCAAGCCCGGAGTTCCCGTCACCTATATTCGCCGATCTTTTTACGAGAAACCCAACGGTCTTTATACATTATATTCGATGATTGTACGATTAGTCAAGGAAGAACATGCGAAATACGACGATTTCTTCATCCTTTGCCGATCTCTCAAGCATACCAATAAAATAGTGCGAATGTTGGAGAACTTATTAGTCCAGCATAATATTCCTTGTTTTATCCCGAACAATGACTGCAAAGAAGATTTAGATTCGCGAGTGATACAGAATAAATTGGTCTTTTCCACGTTCCATTCCGCCAAAGGCCGACAAAGACCATATGTGATTGTCTTGGGATTCGACGATTCACATTTTACGCATTTCGCCAGAGATAAAGATCCACTCGTTTGTCCGAATGAATTATATGTCGGGTGTACGCGTGCGACGAAGAAATTATTCATCTGGGAAAATATCGCGAAACGGACTTTCACAATTCCTTTTTTGAAATATAACCATAATCAGCTCATGACTTCGTCTTTTGTTTCTTTCAACGGAATTCCTTCGGGAAGAAAACCAGAGAAAGTGGAAAAGGATGATGCGGCAGTAGAAGAACAAATAAGGAAACAAGTGATCCATCCGTCGGAATTAGTACGATTTCTCTCAGAGCATACATTAGATATCATATCTCCATTAGTCGACGAAATCTTCGAAACCATCACATTGCCTTCGGAAATCCCCCTCGATATTCCCACTGTACATGTCACTGCGTCACAATTTTGCGAAGACGTGAGTGATCTGAATGGAATCGTATTACCGCTGATGTATTTTGATCATTTGAGAGGGAACTACGAACCAGTTCTTCAGAGTTTGATCGTGCAAAATATGAAATATGTTCCGGACGACGACCATTTTATACTACACGAATCCGTGAAGAATATGCCGGAGACGTGTGAAACGACACGAGATTATCTGTACCTGGCGAATTTATTTACGGCCTCACAAACCCTCTTGCTCTCTCGATTCAAACAGATATCTCCGGAAGAAGATTACCATTGGATTCCGCAAGATCAAATAAATAAATGCTTTGAGAATTTAGATCGAGTGTTGAGAGAAGAATGTTTGGTGGGAGAATGGACACCGGAACAATATATTATCCATGACAGTGACGAATTAGGTCATGTTTCAATAGATGCTGTATTGGCTACGTCGTGCGTGACGAAAGACCCGAACGTCATCTATCGATTTTCCGCCAGAGCGGATATTGTGACGCAAACGTCGCTTTGGGAATTGAAATGTACGAGCCAATTGACTTTGGACCATAAATTACAATTGATTATTTATGCGTGGCTTTGGCAGATGAAATATGAAGGATTGAAGGAGAAAGAAAAAAAGAATTACTATCTATTTAATATTAAGACGAATGAACATTTACAATTGAATGCATCAGTAGAACAATTGACTGCGATAGTCACGACGATTATCAGAAATAAATATACGCAGATGCCGGAATTATCCGACGATGAATTTATTCGCAGACTCTTCCCAACTATAATGACTCCGGCATCCGCTGTATAACCCAATCTTGTCGCAACAATACCGCTTGCACTTTGTAGCTTCTTTTAGCGGAGCACCTTTTAGCGGAGCACCTTTTAGCGGAGCACCTTTTAGCGGAGCACCTTTTAGCGGAGCACCTTTTAGCGGAGCACCTTTTAGCGGAGCACCGCATAAGTACGCGTAGTCGCCATTCGCTTTCCTTTTTTTATTCGCCATCCATGCGTCATGCGCACCGTCGAAATCAATATCTACTGAAAATACGACGACGGAAGAAGAAGGAGAAGAAGAAGAAGAAGAAGGAAGGGATTTCACCTTCCTCACATATTTTCTGGTGGGCCTTTTCTGATTGGCCATTTCTTCCTCGTCAGACGCATACTCTGTACGAATACGCTCCATTTCCGAACTATACATCAAGAAATATGTCTTAGCAGATCTCGTGAATACCATTTTCCTTAATGTGTGATTGATTGTGACACTGGTTTGTTCTGAAAAAAATCAATTTTGCGAAAAAAAATGATTTTTTTATTATCTCCTGTTTTTTCGGGTCTTAAAAGCAGGGTTAAATCGTATGGCACGTAAGAGCCGCAATTGCCGATTCGCCTTCTCTTTTGTCGTACATCTGGCGAATAATTTCCGCCCTTTCGCATTCGCTTTGGTTTTCCTTTTGCGTACCGTCCAGCAACGGTATTTATTGTTGGGGATATATCTCTTCAAATAAAGCATATATATGTAATAGATAGATAGTTATTTTTGTTAATAATATAATATAATATAATATAATCAATATGAATTGCTTTTCTACATTCAGTGGAGCGAGCATGCGAGCAACCAGTAACCCGAATTCACTTTCCGCTATAATCAAGTCGGGAAAAAATATCACGCGCGATTTAAGCGGACTAAATATCATCGATTTATCAGCCACCTCTTCTTACCACATCTCGGCAGCTGGACTTAATACGACCAATGCGAATACTTCCCAAGCACTGTTAAAGTTTGGCAATAGAGCTTTAGCCGTGTCTGATTTCAGTAGTACAGGATCATATACGATTGTGTTGAAACATGCCGCTTCTCAGAGTTCTTTGCCGCCGTTTAATTTCTTTTATCCGAATGTCGTCAAGCTAAGTGCGGCCTATACCGCCATAAATCAAGATTTCTCGGCCCAATTCTATTCGTCTCTAAGTCCAGGAACGGTCATACCGTATTCCATCACCGGGATAGCAAGTTCGGGCTTGAATAATGCAGACATAAGTGGAACTTTTACCGCGCCATATCAAGTTATATCGTATCGGGTGACTACCGCGCCAACCGCATCAGTATTTTTTAATGTTTCCGGTGGGCTGAGTACCGCGTATTATACGTAAATTGATCCAATTGTTTTATCAGTGAATGGGTTAGTGAGTATAGCTAATACCAGCAGCCGCACCGTAACAGCTGACGTAACGGGAGGTGCGGTTATTTCGAACGGAATAACATTCGGCGGATCCAACTATATTATATACGGAAATAATAACGTATCACAAGTTGCATTAGGGACAAGGGCATTTTCCATATCAACTACAATTCGATTTAGTAGTAGTGTCTCCCTCAGTCAATATGTCCTGGCTACTTGTGCAGATTCTGGTCGGCATGGATTGTTATTGTTTTGCACTGGCAATAATTTATATATTTTAATGTACAATAGTTCTGGAAGTTCTTTGACCTATGCAACAGGTGTATCAACCAACACTGACTACACTATAACTATCGAAAGAACACTTTCATCATATACAGTATTAAGCAACGGTAATGCAACCACACGCAGTGGTTTAGCCGCAGACTATTTTAATGGAGCAGTAGACTGTGGGTCTAAAGCGATTAGATTGGGAGGAATGAGTTCTGGAAATAGTTCCGAATCAGGTGCTAATCAACTTACGGTCAACTCATTTATCGGATACATCAAACACTTTTCTTTGCGATTTCCGTAAATGGATTAGAAGTATCGGAAGAGACGTCGGACGGAGAGGTCTGACGAGTAATGATAATGGGCAAATCCTGCCATTTATTTGGCTCACAAAAATTGGTTAACATAAATATAATATATATAGACAATCAATATAGTATTATGTCCGACGATCCTATTCCCACGAATACAGAAGAATTATTATTGACCACAACATCAACCCCACTCATCTACGACGATACCATTTCGACTTCTTCTATCCAACAGGTTTTATTCGTGAGTGCTGGAGCGAGTCCTTTAGAAACATATGCCAATGCCGAGACCTTTACGATCGTATATGACTCCTCCTCGACTTTAGAAGATATTTGGGAATTGATGAGGCGGAAATTTCCAAGCAGCTCGGAAATAACTCGTATCGGTTTCGCTTTCCATAATCACGGAGATCTAACCAGATTTTGCAATCAAGAAACATGGTTTTCCGATATGGATTTAGAAGACGCTCGCCAAACCGAGTTTTCCCAGAATGCCCAATTCATGTTTGATTTCTTACGCGAATTCAAGGTGACCCACGTAGATTTTTTAGCATGTAAGACACTGCAGAGTGAGAAGTGGCGGAAATACTATGAATTGATTCAAAGCCAATTGGGCGGAGTTATCGTCGGAGCGTCAGAAGACGATACTGGAAATGTGAAATACGGCGGAGACTGGGTACTCGAATCGACGATGGAAGATATTCGAGACGTGTATTTTACGGGGGGGATAGAGAATTACACGAGTTTGTTGAATACGGCACCGTACACCTCATTGAATAACTATTACTACTCGTTCTATACGGTTTCTGCCACAACTCCATCGGTAATGTCCAGAACTATATACGACAATGCCGGGAATTTGATTGACACTACCAACATTTCATACGGAGGACAAAATATCACGGACGCATTGACGACGATGAATGGCAGTGGCGGAACCAACCCTTTTTCCGTGGGAACAGTAGATCGATCCCAGAATAAAATTAAGATGGATGTGGCATACAGTAATGTATTCACCAAAGCATTGACTTCTACACAAAAAACAAAACTTATGTCGTATGTGAATACTACATTCAAAGAACCACGCACTATCTTTGCCAATCACTATATAGTCACCGTTTCTGGAGGGTCGTATTGGTTAGCATTGTTTCCGAGTGCAGTTCCAAGTAAAACTCCGACAATCACTTTCACTGCGGGGAACACCTATATATTCGACCAAAGTCATGTGAGCAATATCGGGAAACCGATTGTATTAACCAGGCCTAACATGTCAATATATACGACTGGCGTTACTACAGTTGGCACCATTGGTCAAAGCGTAAATGCGTATACACAGGTAATTATCCCTTCTACGGGATTCACTGATACTTTAGCTTATTTTGATGGATTCGAGACAGTGCTTTTGATTGATGGATCGACAGGGAGCTACCTTGATCAAAGTTCGTATAGCATAGCTACGACTGTTACTTCCGGGACAGGAAATGTAGTGGTAAGCGATGGCAAAATTTCGTTCACTGGTAATCAAATTTTGAATTATTCGAACTCAAGCGGTGCGCTTTCACTTGGTACGAATGATTTCGAAATAACCGTCACAACGAATAGCGTTGATGGATACAATTCTATACGATACGACTTGAATGATGCGACGCCAGCTCCTAGTACTCTTGGGTTTGCACTATATTCTGGTGGTGGAAACAAACAGTTCCATACTTTTATGAAAGTAGGATCAGGTACAACTACTTACAGGGTCGATTGGGTATCTACCAACCTGAACAAGTCTTCTCTGGAATACACATTCGTTTGTAAAAGAGATGCTACCGGCCTTACGGTTACGGTGAATTACGGCTCGACAACAGAAAACTGTTCTGTTGGATATTATGAACCAAGTAACCTTTTCAGTGGCTCTACGCTGGTAAATAATAAAGTGATCCCTCCCTCTGGCAGCAGCTTTAATTTTGGCAGTGATACTTCTGGCGTTTTAAGAATACTTGGTAACAATAACCCCTCGTTTTATTTGAAAAAGCTACAAATCAAAATAAAAAAATGATGGAATAATGTTTTACCCGACCGCTTATTCGTCGGAATCAGAATCTTCAATAATATTCACCACTCCATCGTCGTCCACTGTATATTGTCTCGCCGTCGTCCTCGTCTTCATCTCGAAAAAAGGAGGCAATCCTTTTCTACATCCTGGACATAGCGGGACAGTCCCTTTAAAAGGTTTATTCACTAACCCGATAGGTTTTGTCTTTGCCGATTCGTGTTTCCTCGCTCCGCGAGCCGCGGTATCAAACCAACACGACATACAACTCCGATGGTTCAAACAAACCACTCCATCATACCCTCCCCCTAATGCATGTTCCTTGTCTCCAATACGTAGTTCGCATCGACAACATATTCTGGCAAAATCTTGTTCCTCCTTTGTTATCCGCGATCGATTTCTTGTACGCAGCAACATTCTTTGCGTCTTTGTCCTGGTACGTTTCGATTTTCCTTTCTTCTTTTTCTGGGCAATGTTTTTTTTCACACTGGAATTCATGTTGTTTAACTTATTATATAATAGATAAGTAAAAAAAAGTGAAGTAATAAAAAATCAGGTATCAGTCGCGAACCATCCGCATGATTTTTTCTTGGAATAGGGTTTCTTTTGTCCCGTCGTTTTCCTGGTCCTCACCGCCACTGAAATACTTTCCTTTCTCTCCGCAGATTTCTTTACCTATAAAATTCACTTCGGGATAGTCTTTGAACAATGGATGCTGTTTGAATAAATTACACGTATTTGTCGTACCCGAAGAATGAATACATTTCGGACAAAACGAGTATGCATGAACCGGTATCGGGATTATGAAAAAGAGTAGCGTAAAATACATGATATAAGTCTNTATCTATACTAAACTGGAATGAAAAAAGAATTCAATTTTTAACACAATTAACAAAACAAACCCCGCAAAAATCTAAAAACTAATCCCATAATATCGAAAGACATTCCATAATACTCGCGCGATATCTCTGTACAGTCGACATCCCCGTATGCTTCGCCAGAGTCGCGTCGTCCATCAGTAAATGCGCCACCATTTCATCCGTCATTTTATTCTTCTTGACGATATCTCCACCATGCGGATTTGGATTATCCAGTCGCGAACAGCGCTGGTAAAATGGATGCATCGTTACTTTGGTCCGCACGATCTTGTCTTCATCTTCAACCAAATCGCCGGGTACAAACTTGTACTTGTACCCAATATCATAATAGAATGCGCCATTATGATATTGCAGGATCTTTACTCGAATAGTCACTACATAATGCGGATCTGTTTCGAGGTTGTTACCGCCGGCGTCATTGTTGAATATGACTTGGACTTCTTGTTGCAATAGATTCATTTCGTTCATGTTTAAAATCGCTGTATATAAGAGTTGTTTGGAAAAATTCAATTTTATGGAAAGGTTTGAGAAAATTGATTTCGCGTGGGATTTTTTCTGTTCATTTATTTCTAAAGAACTCAACCCATTTGGTAACCATGTCTGCACGTAATAAAAACACGTTCGTATGCCCAGTATGCCACGATACGACGTTGGATGGGCATTTAAAACACTGGGTTCGAAACCAAAATGGATGCGTTGTTTGCCCGACGTTATTGGGAATCGCTTGCGATGTGTGCGGGGACTTAAGCCATACCACAAAGAAATGTCTGGAAAAGAAGCGCGAAGATAGAGCCCGACGACGATCTATGTATATGTCTGAGTATGGAGGAGTTGTAAGCGGAGGAGTTGTAAGCGGAGCGAAAACACCTACTACTGTAGTCGATCATCATCGAAAAGTGGAAGAGCTCAAACGAATCGCCTCGGATACACCGCCGATTGTAGAAAACAAGAAAAAAGAAGTGAGGAGAGTATTTTATAGCTAAGATTTTATCCGACAACGGACGTCAAAAATAAAAAACGCAAAATTGAATTTCTCTCCACTTCTTTCTTATTCACATCTACTCCTCAACACGGTCAGTCATTAAATAAAATGTTTTCCAANAACAACAAGTGCATCGTATGCAAAGCCGCAGGTAAGTCTGACAATCTCGATCATTGGATCCGCAACGACAAAGGCACAGTCGTTTGCCCGACTCTTCTCGAGCAGAACTGCAGACACTGCGGACAAAAAGGCCATACTCCCAAGTACTGCATCATCAAGAAACAACAAGAGAGACAGGATCGTCGCGCCCTGTTCGCATCCGCAGTCAAAGCCGACAACAAGAAAAAAAATCTCGGAAACAAGAATGTGTTTGGTGCGCTCGACGACTCTTCCTCTGATGAAGAAGATAAGATGACCAAAGAGGAGATGAGACAAACCCTGTGTGATATCCTCGGAGTCAGCAGATCGAAAAACGCGGTGGCTGAGACCACGGCCAACCCACCGGCTGTCCCCATTAAACGACGATTGTGGAGTGAGATGATGGATGATTCGGATGATGAGTAAGAGTAGTTTTAGAAAGTAGTTTTTCAATTGGTAAATTGGTTGTTTTTAATAAAAACTATTTTTTTCTCTCTTTTTCTCTACGGATGTAGTATATAATGACCAAACGTCTATATAAAAACTCGAAAAAAAGGAAAATAAATAAAAGCGCGAACCAAAAAAGAAAGAAAAGAATCACGCTAAGGAAGAAGAGAGGAGGATGAGGATTCATGGAGTTTGGTAATCAAACGAAAAACTTCGACGTAAAAAGAAAATAAGAATGCAACAAATAAAACAAAAACGAATGAAGGAAACACTTAGTGTTACCGGAGAGTTTTTATTTGATCATTGCCTTGAAATAATACTTGTTCATATGGAACCGGATTGTTTCTTCTTTTTCAGTCAGTTTCACCGTATATGCAAACCCACCATATTGACCAAAATACTCTTTTTGTAGTAGAATTCCGCACTTGAACTTGTCGTCGTGGTCAGGATGTACTTCTATTCTTAAACTTTCGGTATTGAAGACGGTATATTTTTTTTCTATAATATACACCGTCGCAAGGAGAGGAATATTCTCCCAATAACTATCATAGACTGGTTTATCGAAAACTCTTATCATGAGTAAGTATTATAAGTAGAATCGACATTTTTATATGTGTTTTTCAAATACTCCGACGATTTTTGTAAAATTGAAATATTTCTATTCCATCCTTGTTTTGTATATATTCCGATACGCAAGCGATTTACAATTATGGCGAACAACAACGACTGTCCGATATGTTATGAGCAGATTCCTCATAACATAAATTGCTCCACCACCGAATGTGGGCATACTTTCCATACGACCTGTCTTATGAAACACACTGTATACAACGGCTACGATTGTCCTTGCTGTAGATCCTTAATGGCCGCCGCGCCACCCAACAAAGGGACAATACAACATAATACGACGATGATAAGATACCACGACGACGAAAACAGTTTAGAAGACAGATTGACCAATTATGACAATGACGAAGACGAAGAAACTCGACCAGAAATCTACGACGATTATGTCTTGGACGGATGTCGTTGGATGTTTCAGCGCGCGACAGCGACAGCGAATTCAACAGCAATCGCAGAGGACGCAGAAGATCCATATATCGACGCGTTTGAGACATGGCAAATACAGATAAACGAGAATTGTCGGATATATCAAGCAGAAGTCGATCGAAAAGCGGATACCATATTAGGCGTGCTGAATAAAATAAAAGCGTTTTCACACGACGATCTGGTGAAAGGATATTTGTTTTCAATAGACGAATATTTCGGCGGATCCGCGGAATTCGCGCGATATGATCAGAAAGTCACCAGTACCTTGAAAAGTGTCATGAATAGATCTGCTATTGTGTAACAAATTATTCAACCATTTTTGCTTTTATTGCCGGGTGATGCACGTAATCGACAATTTCGAAATCTTCGAACACATAATCATTAATATTCTCATGTTTATTTTTTATTCTCAAAGTGGGAAACTCAAAGGGTTCGCGATCCAATTGAGTAAGTACTGAACCGATATGACTGTCGTATATATGTGCATCGCCAATCATGATACTTATGTTACCCGGTTTTTTATCTGTCATGTTGGCGATAATGTTTACCAGCAATGCGACGGAGGCAATATTGAATGGAATGCCCAAAAACATATCTCCTGATCGTTGAGTTAATATACAGGACAAGTAATCGTCTTTGGAAACATAAAACTGATAGGATATATGACACGGAGGCAAACACATTTCTTTCATTTGACACGGATTCCAAGCACTCATGAAAATCCGCCTTGAAAACGGGTCTTTTCGAATAAGATTAATACAATTCTGTAACTGATCGATTCCTTTACCGTCGTAACAATGGTCATGACCACGATACGGCGCATTGAAATGTCGCCATTGGAAACCATAAATGGGACCACAATCTCCTTCTTCGTATTCGACTAAATCCTGTTTGTCTAAGAAGGTTCGACTGGAATTGGCTTTCCAAATATTCACGTCCTTTTCTTCGAGGTTTTTCGAATTGGTATCTGCCTTGATAAACCATAGCAGTTCGTGAAGTAGGCCACTAAAAAACATTTTTTTCGTGGTCAGTAAGGGGAAGCTATTTTTTATGTCGAAATCTAATTTCACGCCGAAACTGGAAAGAGTGTTTGCATTTCTGGTTTTCCTGAATTCGCCGTTGATGATGACTTCACGTAAAGAGTCGAGATATCCTTGTTCATTCATTTGTACTGTATGGTTATTCCGGCTTTATATAATTTCTATTGTCTGTTTCTTGTATTGTTTTTTATAAAGTATAGAATAGAATGAATTTTGCATTCGACGAAAAAAAAAATACTTCGTTGTGTGAAATAATGGGACGAAACGGAAGCGATAAAGGAAATGTGAATATCTTGGAAAGTTGGCATAACTATACACCTTTTTATTCCAGTACATTCAAGCATTTATGTGATAAACAAATAAGACTTTTTGAACTGGGTTTAGGGACAAATAATGTCAATCTACCTTCTAATATGGGAAAAGATGGGAGACCAGGTGCTTCTCATTATGGGTGGGCAGAATTTTTCCCTATTTCCGAAATATTCGGTGCAGACATAGACTCTAATATTTTGTTCAATACTGATCGCATAAAAACATATTATTGCGATCAAAGAAATCCTGCCGTAATTAAAAACATGTGGAATTATCCTGAGTTGCAAGAGAATTTTGACATAATCATTGAAGATGGATTACACGAGTTTCATGCGAATGTTTGTTTTTTTGAAAACAGTATCCATAAATTAAAACCAAATGGATACTATATCATTGAAGATATTTTACTAAGAGACGAGATTTTATTCAAAAACAAAATGATCGAATGGGAAATGTTATATAAAACCTGCTCCTTTACATTGTTAAAAATACCTTCCTCTGTAAATCATAGTGATAATACATTATTAGTCGTATATAAATCTGAAGACTCTTGATAACGGCGAACGAAGTGAGCCATAAGTGGCTCGATTCTTGAAAACCATTCCTTATAAAAACAACTTTCGAAAACGAAAAGACTTTCAAAATAAATTCTTGAAACCAAATCTCTGGAAAAAATCTCCCCCCCCCCTCCAAAAAGTTACACCAAAAAGTTACACCAAAAAGTTACATTCAACGTTAGAAAATAGGTGGTAAAACATTTTGGCATTATAACCAGTAACAAATCCAGTTACCCAAATACTCCTTTTTAACTTTTTGGTGTAACCCAAATACTCCTTTTTAACTTTTTGGTGTAACCCAAATACTCCTTTTTAACTTTTTGGTGTAACC